ATCGTTGCCTCCGTACTTTCACCCTTCTATATAGCTATGAATGCTTATTACTTCACATCATTTAAAAACCCATACCGTTTACCCGGTTCCTCGACTTTCTCGAACGTGGTGACAGTCGCACCGCTGCCTTCATAATCCAGGTTCGGAATATGGTCGAGATTTTCTATAATGATGAGCTGTCCCTCGTCCTGATGATTCATGAAATAACGGTAGAGTCCAGCCCGCATGCTTTCTGGCATGCCTTCATCCACGCCGTCGTCGAATCCGTGGAGTGGTGTGTCGATGATGAATGTGTGCGGATCGAACTTTGCAAAATTGGCCAGGTATTTTCTGATCATCAGAATCATTACCGTGTTCAGATATGACCGGTATCCTTTTCCGTGACTTGTTCCCTTATCCTCGCCATTGACCATGATGTCGAACTTCGTGAAGTTGAATGTTGCCTTCAACAGATCAGAGTAATGGCATTCCTTGAGGATCGTCTGTGCATATTCCGACATGGTCGGAACGAAATCGTCGCTGAAGTATTCCTTCGGATGGTACTCGGTCGTCGTGTCGTTTTTCTGCTCGTTTTCAAGATCATCCAGATCGCTGCCAAAATCCTCTGCATAGGAATCGATGAGACTCATTTCCGTTTCAATCCGCAGGTAGGCCTTGTAGGAATTCACGATGTTCATCTGCTGAGACTCCTGTGGCCGGAGTTCCTTTTTGATTCTGGATTCAAGCGAATCACGTTGCTCTTTGAGTTTCCGGAGATCCTCCTGTACTTCCTTCTTCTGGTCATCCACGTCCTTTTCAGTTTCTTGAAGGCCGGACAGCTGGGACATCGTTCGCTCCATAGTGATACGAGCTGACTGCATGTAGGACTTTCGCTTACGCGGATTGACCGGATTGTCACAGTACGGACAAATGAGCGGCTGCTGCACATTCTGGTATGCTTCCTCGCCCTCGGCGATAAGAGAAAGCCTCTGAATATCGCCTTTATACTGACTTGCAAGTTTCTGGTATCGGTTCAGAAGAACATTGCATTCTGCGATCTGCTGTTCGTCATCAAGAATGGCTGCGAGGATCTTCTGTCTTTCCTCCAGAGCCTGATCTATCTTTTTTCGCGTTTCATCAAGTGCCGCTGTAGCTTCAGCAATCTGAGCTTCCACATCTACGCCATCAAAGATGTGCAGATCCTCTTCGAGTTTTTTCTTCCGGTCCGTCGCATTCTGAATCTTCTGATTCACGTAGTCCTTGACTGCCTTGCGGCGGGCCTTCTTTATTTCCTTTTTCTCCTGCGCATCTGTTTCGGTAAATGTCCGGCCAGTAATCAGATATAGGAGCGCCGACAGAAAGAGAGTGTTTTCCATATAACGATGGCTCGGTTCCACAATGGAATCGATGTCGTCCACACGGCCTTCATCCAGATAGAAGACGCGCAGCAGGTTCTTCCAAGTGAGGCGCTTTGTCTCGAACCGGGCATTTGTCACGATCATGACTTCTGGCTCTATGCCGATAAGCCGAAGCCATACATCATTCAGCGGAGGATTCTTGGCGTTCTTCCTATAGTTAATGTCGTAGGTTCCGCTGTCAATTCCTGATATTGTGCTTGTGACGTCAACCTGGTTTTTCCCTACGGTACGACGAAGCGTTATTTCTCCGGGCTTGTCATTCGATCCCACGATCATGGTCACGCTATCGTACTTTGCCGAATCCTTGAACGGCTTGCTCACAGAGCCGCCGTATATAAAGTCGATGCAGTTTGCAACACACGTCTTTCCGCTGTCTGAGCGGCCCTGAATGATGTTCAGGCCCGTGCCGAAGGTAACGCTGGCATCGCCTTTTTCGGCGCTGTTCGCTATGACTCTTTTGATATAGAATCCCGCCACGCCATTACCTCCTTAATACCTTCGTAGACTGTTTATTGATGATTCCGGATAGCTCGACTTCTGACTTATTCCGGTATCGCCTGTGAACCTGTTTTATCACCTTCCTGTACATGGCCGCATATTCAGACTGGAATTTCCTGCTCATGGCAAGGCCTGAACTGGAAAGCGAATAGATAATCCCTTCCATGCTGTCGGAGGCGGTGACAAGGCCGTCGAGTACCAGATCCTTGATGGCTTCCTTCATCAGCTTGCGCTTTGCAGTCAGTTCACTGAATGCGAATCCATTGTCGCCGTTCAGGGATTCGGCTTTGAATCCGAAGTCTGGCGCGTACACTGCTATGAAATCATAGTCTGTTATCCGCTCGATGGTGAATCCGCCGCCGACGGAATCCAGGAGAAGCAGGATATGAAGCGACTGTTCAAACGGCGTGTTGAAAAGTTTATCAGCCATCGACTGTCACCCACGACTCAATTACGCCGTCATTAACCAGAATGTGGCAAATGCCTTTCTTTTCAAGATTCCCGATCAGGTTTCGCATCTGGCTTAGTACAGAGCCATCAAGTGAAGTGCTCGTAATCTTCTCCAGCACAGCATTCAGTCTTGCATAGCCGTCCGGGTATTCCTTCCAGTAAGTAGTGTTGATGCCGTCCCATGCATCGTCTTTCAGCCTTTGGAATTCATCCTCGCCCTCGTCGAATACATCCCGCACAGAGCGTTCGATACTGACGGCGCTGTAATACGCTTTCCGCTGCTCCCGGTAGTTTGCCTTCATACTTTTCGGGAGCAGGTCTAAATCGTCTCCAGTAAATGTTTCCCTGTGCAGCTTCTCCGCGAAGACCTCGTAGAGAGCTCGTATGTAGTCGAGTTCCTGCTCGGCTATGTTGTCCGGTACGAGAGCCCGGTCAATTGTTATAACCTCGCCTGCAATATGTAGTTTGTCGCCTCTGCGTTCAATTGACGCAGGGGCGATATTTTTTAGCAGCTGACCTGATTCATAGCGCTTGTAGTCCAGCTTGACTACTTCGTCGGAAAGGCCCTCGGAGCGCCGCTTAATCATCTGCGCGAGGATGTTCGCCAAAGCTCTGCCTACGTCATAGGAAGGCACATCGAATCCGTATTCTGCCAGCTTATCCCTTACATGATCCAGCGCATCCATCGAGTAGGTCTCTACGAAACCTGCAAATGTCTCTTCGGAAAGTCGCGGAACAATCTGGGCTGCCTTCTTTTGTGAAATGGGGCGCCTGCCACTGTAGTAAGCCTCAAGTGTGGATTTTCCGAGTCCATAAAGAGGATTCGGAGCGTCCTTTTCCAGCGCTGCATCGTCAAGGATGGCGTCAATCAATATGACGACGAATTCGCCAGCTTTTGCTTTTTCTTCATAGTTGTCGTGCATGAGCTTTGCGAACTCACAGAACCTCACGGCGCTCTCCTCCTTTCCGGATGTAGGCATTCATGTAGGCAGATGTAGGCAAACGTACGAATTTCAAAATGCCGATTTCGTAAACTCATATTAGCGATTGAAAGTTACTGGGTAACACCGCAATCGCTGAAGACAGGAATACAAGATAATTTTACCACGCTCGCACGCAAAAATCTATTTAATTTTGTGAACGCGAAATAAATTTTAACTTCCTGTCACTGACTCAAGCGTTCCGGCTGCGCACTGACCGATCACCAGTGGCCCACACACCAGAGCGCAAACCAATTCATTAAAGGCGTGCCTATGGGCAGGAACGCCACATTACGTCACGGAGGAAAAACGATGACAAAAACTGACAAGGAAATGTGGCGTATCAACATCGAGAACGACGCAGACGAAGTTTGCTCCATCTATGGAGCGGCGGCTGTCGATGGCGTGTTCCAGCGCTACGACGCGACCTGCTTCGACGATCTCAGCCCTTCCTATTACGAGGAAGTGTTCGGGGATCTGGAGCTGATGATTTACGACAACTGAGAATCTCCTATGAAACATATCGGAAAAGGGCTCCAAAACAGCCCGCAAAGCTCCATATGTTAAGAGGTTCGGATTTGCCCTGAGCAAGGCGTTAAAAGGCTCACTGCCATAGCCGTTCACCCCGGTGCACAGAGGTGGCTCGAGCGGCTGTAGCGGTCACAAGTGAATAGGAAACCAGTCTACGAGCGTGGCTGGCCGAACGAAACGAGTTGATTCCCGTTCCGTCTGGCCTGTCACGCTCCTTTTTGTGCGGCCTCCGGTTCGGGAGAAGCGAACGGAGGTATCGCACATGAAAACCAATGACAATCAGAGTAAACGCATCTACGACAAGACCACAAAGCAGTGGTACGAAATCCCGGAGGACCAGTATAGGGAGTATGACCGCTCGCGCACCGCTCTTCGGAAACGCATGCAGTATCGAGGCGAGTGCTTCTGCCCGCGCAGCAAGTGGTGGCTGTGCGACGGCAACTGCCTCGACTGCGAATTTCACAACAACACGACCGTCTCTCTTGACGATCCGCTGCCGGACGGCGATGGAACGCTCGCCGACTATGTACCGGATGACGCTCCTCTTATTGAAGAGGTGCTTTCCGAGAAGGCGGAGCTGGATCAGCTGTTCGCACGTCTGCAGGAGCTCATGCCGGAGGCCAAGCGTATCGGCGAGCTCAGGGAGGAAGGCCTCTCCGACGAGGCCATCGCCGACATCATCGGCATCAAGCGCACGACATTCCTGTCACGCCTGAAGAAAGCCAAGGAAAAGCTGGCTAAGGAATTCCCCGACTGGTTCTGATTCATCTGCTCCGGCTGCCATCAAGGTAGCCGGAGCTTTTTCTGAAATTTCTCTTTTTCCTTCGTCAAAACGGTCTGCCCACCTCCAGTGGGAAGTGTAAGGAGCACGAAAACAGGATGCTCCGGATTGGAGGCAAGCGATGAACAAGACACGCAACAGAAGTCCCGCGGACACGGAGGCTATCGCAGTCCTTATTGCGATAAGCCATGTATCCGCAAGGCTGGCAAGGAACCTCTCGATTCTTGCCGCAGACAGACAACTCATGGAAGGAGGTAAAGAGAATGTCAAAAATGGCAGAAATGGATCAGACCATCAAGGAACTGCGCGATGCCGCCGCTGCTATTAACAGCGCAGCCGACTGGCTCTACCAGCAGTTCTCCGGCAACGACGAGGAGCCCGCTCCGCAGCCTGAAACTGCGCAGGCCGAGCCTGAGCCGAAGAAGGAGCTGAAGCTGGAGGATGTGAGGAAGGTTCTCGCCGAACGTTCCCGCGCAGGCTATACGGCGCAGATCCGCGAGCTTCTCCATAAGTACGGTGCGAGCAAGCTGTCGGCTGTCGATCCGAAGGACTACGAGGCCCTGCTCTTTGATGTGGAGGGACTCAATGAATTCTGAAAGACAGCATGCGGTCCTCTCCGCATCAAGCTCCGACCGGTGGATTCACTGCCCGCCGTCGGTACGGCTTAGCGAGGGATTCGAGGACAAGGAAAGCGACTACGCACTGGAAGGCACCTGCGCTCACGCGCTCGCCGAATACAAGCTCCGCAAGGCGCTCGGCTACCCGGCACAGGACCCGACCGAGGCCCTTGCCTTCTACAACGAGGAGATGGAGGAAGCAACAGATGGCTATGTCAGCTACGTACTGGAAAAGGTCGAGGCCGCAAAAGAGGCCTGCTCTGATCCGGTTGTTCTGGTCGAGCAGCGCGTGGACTACTCCCGCTGGGTGAGACAGGGCTTCGGCACATCCGATGCGCTGATCATCGCGGATGGCACGCTTTGGATCATCGATCTGAAGTACGGCACCGGCATCGCCGTGTCGGCGGAGGACAATCCGCAGCTCAAATGCTACTCGCTTGGAGCCTTGGATCTGTTCGACGGCATCTACGACATCGACACCGTCAGCATGACGATTTACCAGCCGAGACGGCAGAACGTCAGCGAATGGCAGATCAGCAAGAATGACCTGCTCGCATGGGCGGACGAGGTTCTGAAGCCTATGGCGGAGCTGGCGTGGGACGGCAAGGGGGAATTCTCCTGCGGCCCGTGGTGCCGGTTCTGCAAGGCGAAGACCATCTGCCGGAAGCGGGCCGAGGAGAACCTGAAGCTCGCGCAGCATGAGTTCAGGCTGCCGCCGGAGCTCTCCGACGCGGAGATCGAGGTCATCCTTTCCCAGGTGGACGAGCTGGTCTCGTGGGCGTCCGACATCAAGGAGTACGCGCTCCAACAGGCGCTCTCCGGCAAGGAGTGGCATGGCTTCAAGCTCGTCGAAGGCCGCTCCATCCGCAAGTACATCGACGAGAACGCCGTCGCCAAGACGGTCGAAGACGCCGGATTCGATCCATTCGAGAGGAAGCTGCTCGGCATCACCGCCATGCAGAAGCTCCTCGGAAAGAACCGATTCAATGAACTCCTGTCAGGCCTCGTTGAGAAGCCGCAGGGCAAACCAACACTCGTCCCGGACTCGGATAAGCGTCCGGCGATGAATACAGCAAAAAACGATTTTATGGAGGTCAAAAACTATGAGTAAGACAACTATGCACAATCCGATGAAGGTTATCACCGGTCCGAACACCCGCTGGTCCTACGCCAACGTGTGGGAGCCGAAGTCCATCAACGGAGGCACACCAAAGTACAGCGTGAGCCTCATCATCCCGAAGTCCGACACCGTGACGGTCGCCAAGATCAAGGCTGCCATTGATGCCGCCTACAAGGAGGGCGAGGCCAAGCTCAAGGGCAACAGCCGCAGCGTTCCTGCGCTCTCTGCGATCAAGACGCCTCTTCGTGACGGCGACGCGGAGCGCCCGGACGACGAAGCCTACCGCAACGCCTACTTCGTGAATGCGAACGCCACGACCGCTCCAGGCATCGTGGATGCGGATCTGAATCCGATCATGAGCCGCAGCGAGGTGTACTCCGGCGTGTACGGCAGAGCCAGCATCACCTTCTATGCATTCAACAGCTCCGGCAACCGCGGCATCGCCTGCGGGCTCAACAACCTGCAGAAGATCCGTGACGGCGAGCCGCTCGGCAGCAAGGCCAGCGCTGAATCCGACTTCGCTGACTTCGCAACCGACGACGACAGCGATTTTCTGAACTAAGGAGGTGCCACCATGAAGGACATTATGGAAATCATCCTCTACATCATCATGGCAGTCGGCGGCATCGCAGGAATCGGACTCCTGCTCTCCATGACGGTTCTCGCGATCCGCTCCGGCAAGGAGGAGCAGGCGCGTGAGGCTCGTCAGGAGGAGCGCGACAAGGAGTACCACGAGCGCCGCATGAAGGAGCTCGAAGCGCACCGCGACTGATCCAGCAAGACCATAAATGCAATGGCGGGCGGCAGGGACTTATCTCTCTGCCGCCTTATTCGTGAATTGAGGTGAAAAATGTGAAAACCATCAGCATAGACATTGAGACGTACAGCGATGTCGATCTGGGCAAATGCGGCGTCTACAAGTACTCGGAATCTCCGGCTTTCGAGATTCTCCTGTTCGGCTACAGCGTGGACGGCGGACCCGTGCAGGTCATCGACCTTGCATCCGGCGAAGACATCCCCGAAGACATTCTCGACGCACTTACAGATGAGACAGTCGTCAAGTGGGCGTTTAACGCTAACTTCGAGCGCGTCTGCCTGTCACGCTACCTGCGCGACCGGGGACGCAGCCTTGACCCGTTCCATGACAACCATCCACTGACATTGGGGCCCGCGCGGTTTCTGAATCCGGAGGGCTGGCGCTGTTCGATGGTCTGGGCGGCGACAATGGGACTCCCGCTCAGCCTGAAGGGCGTCGGCGCAGTCCTCAAGCTCGAGGACCAGAAGATGGATGAAGGCAAGGCGCTCATCCGCTACTTCTCCGTCCCCTGCGCACCCACCAAGGCGAACGGCGGCAGAACGCGCAACCTGCCCTCCGACGATCCCGGCAAATGGGAAACCTTCAAAAAGTACAACCAGCGCGACGTCGAGGTCGAGATGTCAATCCAGCGGAAGCTACGGAACTTCCCGGTGCCGGACTTCGTGTGGGACGAGTACCACATCGACCAGGAGATCAATGACCGCGGTGTGCGCATCGACATGGACCTTGTGGAGAAGGCCATTGATATGGACACCCGCTCCCGCGGCGAGCTCACCGAGAAGATGCAGAAGCTGACCAATCTCGACAATCCGAACAGCGTGCAGCAGATGAAGCAGTGGCTCTCCGACAACGGCATGGAGGTCGACAGCCTCGGAAAGAAGGCCGTCGCAGCGCTCCTCAAGACCGCGCCGCCGGAGCTGGCCGAGGTTCTGGAGCTTCGTCAGCAGCTCGCCAAATCATCCGTGAAGAAGTATCAGACGATGCAGCGGGCCGTGTGCGATGACAGCCGGGCTCGCGGCATGTTCATGTTCTACGGAGCAAACCGCACCGGGCGCTGGGCCGGACGGCTCATCCAGCTGCAGAACCTGCCGCAGAACCACCTGCCTGACATGGATGCGGCGCGGGCTCTGGTGAAGTCCGGCGACTACGACGCGGTGAAGCTTCTCTATGAGGATGTGCCTGATACGCTCAGCCAGCTGATCCGCACTGCGTTCATTCCGCGTGACGGCTGCCGGTTCTATGTGGCGGACTTCTCCGCCATCGAAGCCCGCGTCATCGCATGGTACGCAGGCGAGCAGTGGAAATCCGACGCGTTCGCGAACGGCGAGGACATCTACTGCAGCACAGCAAGCCGCATGTTCCATAAGCCGGTCGTCAAGCACGGCGTCAACGGCGAGCTCCGCGCCAAGGGCAAGATCGCGGAACTGGCCTGTGGCTATGGTGGCTCGACCGGAGCGTTGAAGGCGATGGGCGCACTGGAGATGGGGCTCACGGAGGATGAGCTTCCGGACATTGTCTCCTCGTGGCGGGATGCAAACCAGCAGATCGTGAAATTCTGGTGGGATGTCGACAAGGCCGTCATGGCCGCCGTCAAGAACCACAAGACCACCCGGCTCGGAAAGCTCGTGTTCTTCTGGCAGGCGGGCATGCTGTTCATCACCCTGCCGTCCGGACGGAACCTTGCATATGTGAAGCCGAAGGTCGGCATGAACCGTTTCGGCGGCGAGTGCATCACCTATGAGGGCGTAGGCGGCACGAAGAAATGGGAGCGCCTCGAATCGTACGGTCCGAAGTTCGTGGAGAACATCGTGCAGGCCACCAGCCGTGACATCCTGTGCAACAGCATGAAGACGCTCCGCTGCTGTGATATCTGCATGCATATCCATGACGAGCTTGTCATCGAAGCCGATCCACGCGTCTCCCTCGAAGCCCTGTGTGAGCAGATGGGCCGCGTCCCCGCATGGGCGGATGGTCTCGTGCTTCGTGCGGACGGGTATGCCTGCGATTTCTATAAGAAAGATTAACCGGTTTTCGTCAAAAGCGGTCCGTCTCCTCCAGTGGGAAGTAGAGGCGGGCCGCTTTGTTTTGTCCGCCTGAATTTTTGAAAGGAGGATACCGGTTTGGATTACAGAAACTTTGAGGGCTATCCGGACCCGACATGCTGCGAGGCCTTGAGCCGCATCGAAATGGCGGAACGCAAGGCGCTCCGCGCGTTCCGGCCCATCATCTACGTCTGCTCGCCATACGCAGGAGACATCAAACACAACGTGGAGGCCGCACGCCGCTACTGCCGGTTCGCAGTCGAACAGGGATACATTCCGATTGCGCCGCATCTGCTGTTTCCGCAGTTCCTTGACGACACCGATCCGACTGAGCGTGAGCTCGGATTGTTCTTCGGCAATGCGCTGATGAGCAAGTGTACGGAGGTCTGGGTGTTCGGAAGACACATTTCTCGCGGCATGGCTGCGGAGATCCGGCGAGCCAGATGGAAAGGCCATCGCCTCCGCTACTTCACGGAGGATCTGAAGGAGGTGTACGACTGATGTTCACCATCTATACGTCCGACGCCTACCAGCAGGAATCCAACTGCACCTACCCGCACCTAGTCCAGGTCACCGACGAGGCGAGCTTCAGGAAAGCCGTCTCGCACGACCACGTGTGCGCCAAGTACAGGAACAACTACCGCGGCAACGAGAACTTCATCTCCTCGGACTGCCTGCCGGTCGACTGCGACAACGACCACTCAGAGAACCCGGCGGACTGGAAGACGCCAAGGGATATCGAGGCGGCGCTGCCCGGCGTGTTCTTCGCCGTCCACTACAGCCGCCACAACAACCGGCCCAAGGACGGCAAATCCGCAAGGCCGCGCTTCCACATCTTCTTCCAGATCGACCCGATCTCAAACTACGAAGCGTATGCCGCATTGAAGCAGCTCCTACACGACATATTCCCCTACTTGGACGGGAATGCGCTCGACGCGGCACGCTTCCTCTACGGGACAAGGAACCCGGAGGTCGAGTTCCATCCCGGAGGCAAGACGCTCACGGACTTCCTGTTCGGCGACGAGTTCGACAGGGACATGCCGGGCGGCTACGAGAAGCAGGCCACGATTCCGGAGGGCAGCCGGAACAACACGATGTTCCACTGGGCAGTACGCTCCATGAAACGCTATGGCGATTCAGAGGAATCCAAGAACGCGTATTTCACGGAAGCGGAGAAATGCCAGCCGCCGCTCTCCACGGAGGAGCTGAACCACATCTGGAGAAGCGCACAGAAATACTATGCGAAGATCGCAAGCCAGCCCGGCTACGTGAGCCCGCAGGAGTACAACAATCCGGACACCGGATGGAGCGAGCCGCTGCCGTTCTCACGGTACACGATGGCGCCCTTCCCGGTCGACGCACTCCCGCAGGCGATAGCCGACTATGTTCGTGCTGTCGCGGAGAGCACGCAGACCAGCGTCGACATGGCAGGCAGCATTGCAATCAGCGTCCTGTCGACCTGTCTTCAGAAGAAGTACCGGATTCAGGGCAAGTCCGACTGGGTGGAGCCGCTCAACACCTACGTGATCGTCATCGCACCGCCGTCCGAGAGGAAGTCGTCGGTATTGCATCTGATGCTGCAGCCGGTCAACGACTACGAGGTCGAATACAACAAGACCAACGCCGCTGCCGTCGAGGCGGGACGCATGCAGAAGCGCGTGCTGGAGCGCAGGCAGAAGGCCCTCGAGGAGAAGGTCGCCAAGGGCAACGCCGATCCGGAGGAGCTTGAGCGCATCGCGCAGGAGGTCGCCGACTTCGAGGAAGTGAATCCGCTGCAATTGTATGTGGATGATATTACGACCGAGAAGCTCGTCTCCGTCATCGCCAGCAACCACGGCCACGCCTCGCTGATCTCCAGTGAGGGCGGCATCTTCGACACGCTCTCCGGCATCTACACGCGGAACGTGAACATCGACGTCATGCTCAAGGGCTACTCGGGAGACACGATCCGCGTCGACCGTATCGGGCGTGACAGTGAAAGCATCATGGACCCGGCGCTCACCATCCTCCTGATGGCGCAGCCGAACGTCGTCTCCGCGGTCCTCAGCAACACGACCTTCCGCGGACGAGGGCTCACCGCGAGGTTCCTCTACAGCATGCCCGTCTCCAGTGTGGGAAGCAGGCGCTACCGGAGCGAGGCCGTGACCGACAGTATCTACCGCGCCTATGAGCGTCTGGTGGTGAACCTGCTGGACGACGAGTACCCGGAGAAGCCGCAGACCATCACGCTCAGCCCGGAAGCCGACCGCGAGCTTGAAGCATTCGCCAACTGGCTGGAGCCCAAGCTCACCACCGGCTATGCGGAGATGGCCGACTGGGCTGGAAAGCTCGTCGGCAACGTGCTGCGCATCGCCGGGCTCCTCTGCCGGGCAGCCACCTATCAGAGCCACGACTTCCTCGACGTCCACAGCGCACTCACCGTATCGGGCGAGACCATGCAGAATGCGATCCGGCTTGGCAGGTACTTCCTGAACCACGCGCAGGCCGCCTACTCCGTTCTTCCCGAGGATGCGATGTACAAGAACGCCGACATGATCCTCCAGAAGCTCAAGGAGCGGAACATCGACCACTTCGACCGGCGTGACGCCATGCGTATGTGCCGGACCTTCAAGACCGTGGAGAGCATCCAGCCGGTTCTCGACTTCCTTGAGGACTACGGATACATCGCGCAGAGGCCGCAGAAGGCATCCGGGACCGGCAGACCGCCGCTTCCCAAGTATGCCGTCAATCCGTGGCTGAAGGAGCACAAGTGAGTTTTGTCATTTCGTCCTATGCCTGTCCTGACCTTCAGGACAGGTTCAGGGACACGAAAACATCAGCATCCATGCGGCTTTCAGGGTTTTGTCCCTTTTGTCCGAACCCCTATAAAAAGCAAAAAAGACTTATTTATTTATTATCAATTCTTCTACAAAACCATATGGAAATACGGATAGAGGGACAAAAGCGACAAAAGGGACAAAGCCTCAAAAACGTTGAAAGCACGGAGGTTTTAACACCATGAACAATTCAGGACAAGTCTTAGGCATTGACGGCCTAAAGGACAAAAGCTATCTCGCCCGCTGCCAGAAGACACTACGCAGCTGGGGAGCACCGTTCTCCGGATGGACATGCAAGGAGATCTACGACGTACGTGATGACGACTGGAACGCACCGCTCCACGCATGCGAGCTGTGCGGCTGCACCAAGGTCCGCTACGTTCACGTCATGACGCACCCGGACTACTTCGAGGATGTATCCGTCGGCTGCATCTGCGCCGGAATCATGGAAGGCGACATCCTCGCCGCCAAGGACCGCGAACGGCTGATGAGAAACCGCTCCAAGCGGAAACGCAGCTTCCCGAAACGCAAATGGACAAGGACGACAAACGGCTGGAGTCTCACCTACCACGGAGAGCAGATCCTCATCGGGCGCAGCCGCCACAACCCGGAGCGCCTCGGCGTCAAATACAACGGCCAGTGCGTCTGGACATACAAGGGAAAGCCGATCACCGACTTCCTCTCCGCAGCCTACGCCGCATTCAACCTGGCCGACCCGGTTCCGGAGGCGAAACCATGAGAAGTGAAAAGCAGATCGAGCAGAAACTCGCCAGCGAGGTGAAGCGCCGCGGCGGCATCGCGCCGAAGTTCGTCTCACCCGGCTTCGACGGGATGCCGGACCGGATCATCCTGCTGCCCGGCGCACGCATCGCCTTCGCAGAGCTCAAGGCACCCGGAAAGAAGCCAAGAAGACTGCAATATGCACGGCACCGACTCCTGCGGAAACTCGGATTCCGCGTCTATGTCATCGACAATCCAGAACAGATCGGAGGTGTGATAGATGAAATTGAAAATAGTCTGTGATTGGTGCGGACGTGAATTCTTCCGAGATTCAGCCCAGCTTAAAGGCAAGAAGCACCACTTCTGCAGCAGACAATGCCTCGCGGATTTCAGCAGCAAAGCGAAGAACCCAGACGGCTATGCCAGCCTCAAGGACTTCACTAACATAAGCCAGCACATAACAAAGCTAAACGAGGAACTCAACCCGGATCGTATGACGCCTGAGACCAAGGAGAAACTCAGAGAATCCCGCCTCGGAAAAGGCAGATGCGACGGTTATTCCAAAATCCATGGACTCGCCGCACATCGCGTCGTAGCTGAACAGATGCTTGGAAGGTCATTGATGCCCGGAGAAGTCGTACACCATCGTGACGGAAACCGATACAACAATTCTCCCGAGAATCTGGTCGTTTTTCCGTCGCAAAGTGCACACGCTCACCACCACAGCGAATTGAGATGGTTCATCAAGCAGATAAAAGAAATGGAGGCCGAAGAAAATGCAAAAACTAAGTGACCTTCATTCCTACCAGAAATACTGCGTCTCCTATATCGAGACTCACAACACAGCTGCCATCTTCCTTGATTGCGGTCTTGGGAAAACCATCATCACGCTGACTGCTGCCGTCGACCTTCTGTTTGACAGCTTCGAGGTCAGCCGGATTCTCGTAGTCGCGCCTCTTCGAGTGGCCCGCGACACCTGGCCCGCTGAAATCAGGAAATGGGAGCACCTCTCCGGTCTCACCTACGCCGTTGCAGTCGGAACCGCACGGGAACGCAAGGCGGCACTCATGCAACAGGCGGATATTACGATCATCAACCGGGAGAACCTTGGATGGCTGATCGACGACTCCGGCATTCCCTTCACCTACGACATGGTGGTATTGGACGAGCTCTCCTCCTTCAAGAACCACAAGTCAAAGCGGTTCCGCGCCCTGATGAAGGTCAGGCCCAAGGTGAAGCGGATCATCGGCCTCACCGGCACGCCATCAAGCAACGGATTGATGGATCTGTGGGCGGAGTTCAAGGTGCTGGACAAGGGAGAACGTCTCGGACGCTTCATCACCCAGTACCGGACGGCCTACTTCATGCCCGACAAGCGTAACGGCGAGATCGTCTACTCCTACAAGCCTTTGCCGCACGCAGAGGACTCCATCTACCGGAGAATCGGCGATATCACGATCAGCATGAAGTCCGCCGACCACCTCAAGATGCCGGAGCTCATCTCCACACAATACGAGGTGCAGCTGTCCGCCGACGAGCGCGAACGGTACGAGGAGCTGAAGAACGATCTGGTGCTGGAGCTTCGCGGCGACGAAATCACAGCCGCAAACGCTGCAACCCTGACCGGGAAGCTCTCCCAGCTCGCCAATGGAGCCATCTATTCCGATGACGGCAAGATCATCGAATTCCACGACCGGAAGCTCGACGCATTGGAGGACATCATCGAAGCCGCAAACGGCAAGCCGCTCCTCGTCGCCTACTGGTTCCGACACGACCTCGAGAGAATCCGCCGACGCTTCAACGTCCGGGAGATCAAGACATCCGCAGACATTGCGGACTGGAATGCCGGGAATATTCCCGTTGCGGTCATCCATCCTGCTTCTGCCGGGCATGGTCTCAACCTGCAGGCTGGCGGTTCGACACTTGTCTGGTTCGGGCTCACATGGAGCCTCGAGCTCTACCAGCAGACGAACGCAAGGCTGTGGCGTCAGGGACAGGAAAGCCGGACCGTCGTCATCCAGCACATCATTGCGGCGAACACCATCGACGGGCAGATCCTCGACGCGCTGAAGCGCAAGGACAAGACGCAGGCAGCACTGATTGCTGCCGTGAAGGCGGTGATGTGATGGACGAACCCTACGAGGGGCTGGCCAACGCCATCATCCTGCAGGCCGTTCGCGACTACCGGACAGCACTCAAGGCCCTGCGCATGAATCCACGGAACAAGGCCGCGCAAACGGAGAAGGAATCCGTCGAACGGTTCTTCCGGTCCCAGTGGTATCAGGCGCTGACGACGGTTGACGGCGAGATGCTGATAAAAAAGCTCAACGAGGAGGTGATGAGATGACTCCGAAGCAATATCTGAATCAGGCCAAGCACCTGGATGCGCTGATCCACGCGCGGCTCCGGGAAATCGACTACTGGAGGGAAATGTCCACCAGCGTCAGCGGCATGCGCTACGACGGTATGCCGAGGAATCCGAACACGCCAAGCGACGCGCACTTCGTCACATGCCTCCACAAGATCGACGAGATACAGGCCGACGTGGAGAAGAAGGTGGCGCAGCTCATTACGCTGCGGGACGAGATCAACGCGCGGATCGACCTGCTGGCTGATCCCGAGGAGCAACTGGTTCTCCGCTACCGGTACATCGACAACTGCACGTGGGAGGAGATCGCCACCATGCTGAACGTCAGCCTCCGAACGGTTCACCGCATTCACGGATCGGCGCTTCAGAACTTCACGATGCCGGATTAGAAAAGTTGGCACGGTTTGGCACACTTTGGCACAGAATGGCAGACGCCTTCTGTGTTATCCTTACAATAGCGAAAACCATAAGAAGAACCAGAAGCCTTGCGAGCACCATGCCCGCAGGGCTTTTCTTATGCCCGAAGGGAGGCGGCAGGCCATGCCAATGAAACCGAAGCGGCCCTGCCGCTATCCCGGATGCCCGAACCTCTGCGAGGACGGCGAACAGTACTGCCCGGAGCACAAGGCTCTGATGGAGAAGCACTACGAGACGTTCACGCGCGGCTACTCGACCGGCAAACGATACGGCAGGCATTGGAAACGCATCCGCGACCGCTACGTTCACAAGCATCCCCTGTGCGAGATGTGCCTTAAGCAGGGACGATACGTTGCGGTCGAGGAAGTCCACCACATCGTTCCCTTGTCGGAAGGTGGCACCAATGACGAGAGCAATCTCATGAGCCTCTGCAGGTCATGTCACGAGAAGATCCACAGGGAACGCGGCGACCGGTAGGGGCGGTCGGAATCTCTACGAGGCGGCCTCCCGGAAAACGGCGCGGGGCTTTCTGTGCGAAAAAAGCGAAATCAAAAGGGTAATAACCCGCTCCTTATATCTATTACGCGCGTGTGCGCATGAAAGGCGGTGACGAAATGCCAACAAAATCGAATAACACAGGCGGTCGCGGCGGCAGACGTCCCGGCGCTGGCCGGAAGAAAACCGCCGTCAAAGAGAAGTTCGAGGCCGGGAATCCGGGCGGCAGAAAGCTCGAGGTGCTCGACATCCCGGACACCGAGGGCGAGGACATGCCGGAGCCGCACGAGTTCCTTTCGGCGCGTCAGCATGACGGCTCCACTCTGGAGGCGGCTGACATCTACCGCGAGACCTGGGAATGGCTCGACAAGCTCGGCGTCGCGAAAGCCGTATCGCCGCAGCTGCTGGAACGCTACGCGATGTGCTCGGCTCGCTGGATTCAGTGCGAGGAAATGACAACCAAGCTCGGATATTTATCGAAGCATCCGACGACTGGCAAGCCGATCCCGTCGCCGTTCATCAATATCGGCATCAACTACATGAATCAGGCGAACCGCCTGTGGGACGAGATCTTCCAGATCGTGAAGGAGAACTGCTCCGCCGAGTACGGCGGCGCGAATCCGCAGGATGACGTGATGGAGAGATTGCTCCGCGCCCGGAAAGGAATGTAAATGAACACACAAAGACTTGAACAGGTGCCAATCGACAAGCTGGTGCCTTACGCCCGGAACGCCCGGACACATAGTAAGGAACAGATCGCGCAGCTCCGCTCCTCCCTCCGGGAGTTCGGATTCGTAAGCCCTGCGGTCATCGATCAGGATTACAACATCCTCGTCGGCCACGGCAGAATCGCTGCTGCTCGCGAGGAAGGATACAAGACCGTCCCGTGCGTCTTCGCCGAAGATCTGACCGACACGCAGAAACGCGCCTACATACTCGCCGACAACCAGCTCGCGCTGAACGCCGGATGGGACGAGGAAATGCTGTCCGTCGAATTAGCTGACCTGCAAGAGAACGCGTTCGACCTCTCCCTGCTCGGTTTCGACGACAAGGAGCTGGAGAAGCTGCTCGGCAGCGATACAGAGGCTGAGGAGGACGATTTCGATGTTGATGCGGAACTGGAAAAGCCGTGCTTCTCAAAACCAGGCGACCTCTGGCATATCGGGAAGCATACGGTCGTCTGCGGAGACTCCACCGACCCGGAAACATTCGCGAAGCTGCTCGGCGACAAGAAGGTCAACCTCGTCTGCACCGACGCGCCGTACTTCGTCAACCTGGAGAATGCGTCCGGGAAGATTGCCAACGACGACCTCAAGGGAACGCAGGCTTATGACTTCCTGATGAAATGTTTCTCTAATTTCAAGAACGCTATGGCGGACGACGCTTCGATTTACGAGTTCTATGCGACCATGCAGGCGCGCGTGTTCTACGACGCCTTCGAGGACGCCGGATTCAAGGTCGGAGCCGGACTCATCTGGAAGAAGCCGCGCGCTCCGCTCATGCGCACCGACTGGAAGTTCAACATGGAGCCGATCATCTTCGGCTGGCGCAAGGACGGCAAGCACAAATGGTACGGCGACCAGAAGCAGAAAGCCGTATTCGAATTCGACGGCGTGAAGAACTCCAAAGAGGACGGCTTCGGACACCCTTCCAGCAAGCCCGTGCCGCTCATCGCCTACCTCATCGAACAGAGCACCGCGACAAACGGACTCGTGCTTGACGGGTTCCTCGGCTCCGCCTCAACGCTCATCGCCTGCGACCAGATCGGACGCATATGCTATGGCGTGGAGCTTGAACCCAAATATGTAGATGTAGCCGTCGTCCGTTACCTGCATTCACATAATGAAGATTCAAGCGATGTGAAGCTCGTCCGTGACGGGAAGGAATACACATACGAACAGGCGCTTGAAATGATGGAGGCTGTTGATGAGTAATGTGAAATACAACTTCTCGGATGATGGAACTACAGCTTATGGCGAATTGCCCAGCGGCGAAGTCTTTGTCCTCGACGCAGACATGCTTGCAGCAATCAATGGCATCAATTTCTATATAGGAAGCAAAGGACCACACTCTTCCGGTTTCTACGTAATTGACTGCAACGGACGCGCTCTCCACGATTACTTGTTCGAACATAGAGATGGATTTGAAATTGATCACATCAATCTTGATACGCTCGATAATCGCAGATGCAACATCCGATATTGCACCCACCAACAGAATCAGATGAATCAACCGCTCCAGAAAAACAACACATCTGGAGTAAGCGGAGTCAGCTATTATCCTTCGCGGCACAAGTTCCGTGCAAGGATCAAAGTCAATCAGCATGAGATTCATCTGGGCTATTACGACACCTTCGAAGATGCCGTCATGGCAAGGAATGTCGGAATGCTCTGTATGTTCGGGCAATATGGCCGTTATAACGATGTCGGGAGAACCCCAGAATGGATTAAAAACAATGTTGCAGATAGATGTGCGCGCTTTGAGGAGTTATCTCAGAGTAGCGCATTTTTTGATTTCTGGAGAGTCGACGAAGTCTGATTCCTTTGTGTACTAAGCACAGTTTCATGCCCTGATAATCGGCTTATTTTCTACCGGAGAAATATCGCAGATTCGCTTGCTATTACAGGCCTTCAGAGTGATGTATAGACATGCCGAAAGGCACAGGGCCTTCCGGACAAACGCATACCAAGGAGGTAAACACAATGCGAATCAACTACAACGTAACAGGAGCACAGAGAAAAGAACTGGTCAAGGTCATCTCCGACACCACCGGAGCCAAGGCCACCTACATGAAGATGCCAACCTGCAACTACGAGATCGACTGCTTCACCGTCACCAAGGATGGCGCACTCGAGTTCGACGACATGGCGGATTCCGAAGAAGTCGAGAAGGTCCTCGATGCCATCGCCGCCGCAGGATTCGAGCCAGAGCCGCAGGAGCCTGCGGAACCGGAGCCGGAGGAAGACGCCGAGGAAGCGCCGGAAACCGATGAAACAGGCCTCACGGTCGAACTTCCGCTCGACAAGGTCGCGGTCGGAACGCTGACCAACATCCTCGAGGCCAAGGGAACGCTCATCAAGAAGGCGCTCGGCATCGACGACCTGCGGTTCGAGATCCGGGACGACAAGATCGCCTTCCCTTGGTTCAAGGAACTGCCCACGCCGGATGAAACCAGAGCCTACACGATGTTTATCGCTCAGCTCTGCAAGCTCTCCAAGAATCTGAAACGCGCGAGCTCGACTGAGACACCGGTCACAAACGAGAAGTACGCATTCCGTTGCTTCCTGCTCCGGCTCGGATTCATCGGCAGCGAGTACAAGCAGGAACGGAAAATCCTGCTCCAGAACCTCGAGGGCAACTCAAGCTGGAAGAACGGCGTTCCTAAGAAGGAAACAACCGAGGAAGCCGCTGAGAACAAGGAGGTGCAGGCATGAGGATGATCAGACCGGAGCAGCTTGAACAGCTGAAGAAAACCTACCCAGATGGCACGCGCGTGGAGCTCGTCCGCATGGATGACATTCAGGCTCCACCTGCCGGAACCCGCGGCACCGTCTACGGCATCGACGACACTGGCAGCCTGCTGGTCCACTGGGACAACGGCAGCGGCCTCAACGTGATCTACGGCAAGGATTATGCGGTGAAAATCATTATGTAGAGTATAGTGTCGGGAAGACCGTGTTTGCTACGAACTTCCCGACAAACACTCAGCATAATATTTACAATGATTTCCCGTATCCTTCGAGCCAAGATAGTAAATCTTTGTCCTCTGTCCAAAATGGGACATCTGACGTATCGGGAACTATTGCGACTTTCTCCAATGCCTTTTTCTTCATTTCAAGGTTGGATCGGGCGTAGATACCGGTTGTCGCTATATTCACATGGCCGAGTATGTCCCGTATATAGACGATGTTCACACCCGCTTCGAGCAAATGCATTGCTTTTGAGTGTCTCAGAATATGAGGCGTGACCTTTTCCGGGATTGTGGGCTGCTCCGTCCGAGCGGCTGCGACATACTTTTGCAAGATATAACCTATACCAGACCGTGACAGTGCCTCGTTCCGCTGGTTAAAAAACACCGGATGCTCGTTCATCTGCCCTCCCTGCAACAGGTGATTCTCTTTCATGTAATTCGAGATGAGGGTTGCCGTCTGATCCATCAGTGGGACAACACGCTTCTTATTGCCTTTGCCAAGAAGTGTTACCTGTGCCGGAGCCTGCAATCTTACTGCCCCAATGGTCAAGTCGGCTATCTCCTGAACACGGCCGCCCGTATCATAGAGAACGCAAAGCAATGTCAAATCCCTGCGTCCTTTGCGCGTCGAAGTGTCCGGCTGCTTAAGGATTAATTCGAGATCCTCTTTGTAGAGATATGAAACAAACCTTGCCGGCGATTTGCGGTTTGGAATGTTCAGCACCTGCTGGCATAGGCTAATCAGCTGAGGTTCCTCACCTTGAACGTATTTGTAAAAGGAGTGTATTGCCGCCAACCTCTGGTTAACAGTGGATGCCGAGGATTTACGTTCATCTTCAAGCCACTTCAAAAAGGATTCCACCGTCCTACGGTCGGCATCCTTAAACTTGATCTGGTTCGGATCTATGTCCTTGGCTGCCTTCATATAGGATATGAAAAGTCTGAATGTGTCGCAATACGAAGCAATCGTGTTTGTACTGAATCTCCGCTGGCTGGGCAGGTAATCGCTCAGAAATTTTCCGAGCAGGTGTTGGAATTGATTATCCCTCCTCATACACGTGTCCTCCGTTTGGTATGATATACCCAAAGTACTTTTCTACGCGCCGCGTGATATCAGGGAAGACATCCGCCGTGAGCCGTAAGTACTTGTTTACTGAGCCGAGGTTTACATGCCCCATGTAGCTGGAAAGCACAGGGAGAAGGGCATTTACCTGTTCTCCATCGTCAACCCATTTTTTGAGACAATGCACTGCAAATGTGTGCCGGAGATCATGAATTCTGGGGCCGTCGTCGTTTTTAGGAATGCCTGCGGAATGGAGTATCTGGTTCCACATGTATGTAACTGTGCTATGACCGTATTTGCCACCGCTTGGAGCAGAAAAGAAGATCCCGGAAGAATCAGCACCATCAAGCACTGTTTCTTGGTATGTTGCGCAACGGTCGGATAGCTGCCGGCTCATTGGGACATAACGGTCGACCTTGCTTTTGCCACCTTTTATCGTGATTATGCCGTTTTCAATGTCAACGTCTCCAATAGTAAGGGAGAGAGCTTCATTCAAACGGAGTCCGCACGAATATAGTACCCGGAAAAGGAGTGCCGCGACATCCCGCCTGTGTGGGCTTGATAACGGCGCATTAAGATTATCCGCGGCCTGGAATAGCCTTTTCAGTTCATCTGCTGTAAAGATATGCGGTATAAATGTCGAATCGCTGTGCGTATCTTCGGGCAGGATGATTGTCTTAGTACATGGCAGATCATGGGCAACGAAATAATCGGTGAGCTGGGTGGAAACCGTGATCCGGGAACGCCATGTCTTCGTGCTTTCCGTTGGAGTACGAACGCTCCATGCGTCAATCAGCTCCTTTGGAAGCGTGTTCGGCGCTATGCCGAGTTCCTGGCTCAACCTGTCTATTTGGAGAAGCCTCCATGACTCGGAGGAATATTTGTATCCGAGCGCCCGTTTCTCTTCGAGGAACCCCTTGAGCTGCTCGGCTATAGGCCCAGTAAAATCCGGCATGAAAATACGGTTAGGTTCAGGCATCGGCCATCACCTCCTCCGGATTTAATGCACAGAGACGAAGCTTTTCAATGTCGGCACGAAGATACCTGTTGGTTGATGCCGGGTCAGCATGGCCTAAGACGGCTGATATGGTTTCATACTCAATGCCCGCATCCATCATGTGGGTGGCCAGCGAGAAACGTAAGGTATGGGGACCGTGCGGCTTTTCGCTTTCAACACTAATTCCTGCAGTGCGTAAATACTTCTGCATTTGATACCAAAAGCGGTCTATTTTCCCGTATGGTGCTGAATGCCTTACAAATACATATGGGCTGGAATCTTCCGGGCGACCATGCTTTAGATAGTCAATGATAGCCTTTCCGATTTCCTCGCTCAATGGTAGCTCTTGTGGGACACCTGTTTTCTCCTGGGTGAACCGGATGATGCATTTAACCCAGTCGATGTTTTCGAACTTGAGGGAAACGATATCCCCCGATCGCATCCCGAGGTGTATCGCCAGCATAAAGATGGCGTAATCCCGTTTTCCGACGGAAGTCCCCCTCTCAATAGCCGCCAGCAACCTCTCCGTCTCATCCGGCGTCCATGTGTGCGCAAGGCGCTGCCTGCGTCGGGAGGCCTTTGGAACATACAAAGAAAGATCCTGTTCCGTAAACTGCTCCTCATAAAGGAATTTGAGGAAGCTCCTGAGTACGTTGACCTTATCGGAAATGGTGTTCAATGCTCTTGCCGTAAGGAATTGTAGAAAACCGGAAACAGTATCTTTGTTAAGGTTTTTCAACTCAGGTGTTGACATTATTCCGCTCTGCTTCAAAAACATCAGGAACGGTCTGATAGTCCACATCTTACCATCAATGGTCCCTTGCCTTAAGTGGCGTTCCATGCAGGAAGACGTGAAACGGTTGAGAACCTCGGAATAGGATTCCAATGATATGACCCCAATCTTCGTGGTTCGTATCAGCCCGGCATCATTCTGTATGAGCAGGAGATAAAGAAGCGGACGGACCGTAGTATAATGTACTTTCTTGCAGTCAGCCGAATAAATGTCATCCCCTTCGATATCGATGTTGTATTCCTCTTGCAGGAATGTTCGTGCTAAGTCCCATGAGAATTCATCAATGCGATATTTCTGGGCGTAGATTTGAAGTTTACGCCAGATAGCAACATATTTCCTGATGAAATCATCGCAGAACTTTTGCTCATGGAGCATTTGCGTTGCCGCAGCAACTAAATCTGTAACTTTTGCCATGTGGTGGCACCTCCTTTGAATTTGATACAAAAGAGTATGTGCTATCAGGCAAAAAGGCACAATATTATGTAGAATGTTTTTACGAAAAGGCAAGTAAAAATCACTATTTTATCCGCATACTCTACATAATGATTTTCACCGCATAATCCTCGTTATGTAGAGCTCTACATAACGAGGACATCGTGCGGAAGGTGGTGGAATGACATGGACGAGAAAGTACGCGAACAGATTATGGCCATCCGAGATACGGGCAAGGTCAATATGCTATCGATTCTCGAGGTTCAGCGGCTGGCGTTCGATTCCGGATACTACGAATTAGTCCTCTACATTGAGGATCACCGCCGCGAATATGTGCATTTCATTATGACCGGCGAAACGCAGGAATCCTGATTTTCAGACACAGAAATTTATCAATTTATCTGGCCGAATTGACTTGCTATATACCCTCGAAAGAGTGATGTATATACATGCCGAAAGGCACAGAAAACAAGCGAAAATCAGGAGGAACGCACGATGGAAAAGAACACCTACTTCGAACACATGAGAAACACGGCGATCGCCTACAACGAGGCGCAGGCCATCCGCGAAAAGGAACGCGACGCCATGATCGCCGCTGATAACTGGGACGGCGTCAAGGCCTTTGACAGGCGCGAAAAGGAGGAATTCCCGTACCCATTCACCGCCGGTCAGAACAAGGCGCTGGTCCTCTACGACCGGAGTCTCAGGAACGGCGCGGATGCCTTCGAGGCCGACGACCTGCCTTGGGACTACGAGCTGGCCGACTTCGTTGAAACGCTCCGGAACGCCGGAATCAAGGCAATTGTGGTGACCGACCAGAGCACCGGCCTGATGGACGGAATCTACGGACTGACAAACCTCGGCTGCCGGATGAACGGACTCAAGACCGTCACCAGAGCCGACGACCACCGCTTCGGCAGCAAGGAGCCGGAACGCAGGAACGGCATCGAATTCATCATCAGCGAGGAGGCCTGACCATGTGGACAAACGGCAGCTTATTGATTGACGGCACAGTCGTTAAATACTGGGTAAAGCACTATGACGAGCCTTCCGAGGATTACGGAATCGACGGCGGACGCATTTCCAAGATGGAGCTGCGTGTGGGCGGCAAGGTCACACTGAACTACGACCGCGGCTGGGACATCGAGCCCGAAGACGAAGCAAGCCAGCTCGCCTACGCGGTGCTCATGAAGCAGTACAACTAAGCAACACCAGAATTTGAATATTCCGAAAGCAGAGCCTGAGAACGGCTCTCGCTCTCGTACTGATAGAAATTACGCAGATCGCTTCGGCGGTCTTTTATTTTGCCATGAAGGGAGTGATTTTCCATTGGCAGTACGGAAATTGAAGAAATACAAGGTCACGCGGTTCATGGAGAAGACCTCCCATTACGACGAGAACCTCGCCGACTATGCCTGCCTGTTCATCGAGCAGCTCTGCCATACCAAAGGCACCTGGGCCGGAAAGCCCTTCGAGCTCATCGACTGGCAGGAGCAGATCGTCCGCGACCTGTTCGGCGTGATCAAGGAGAACGGCTACCGGCAGTTCAACACCGCCTACGTGGAGATACCCAAGAAGCAAGGTAAATCGGAGCTTGCCGCGGCGATCGCGCTGCTCCTGACCTGCGGGGACAATGAAGAGCGCGCCGAGGTGTATGGCTGCGCCGCCGACCGGAACCAGGCCAAGATCGTGTTCGACGTCGCGGTCGACATGGTCCGCTTCTGCCCCGCTCTTTCAAAGCGCGTGAAGATCCTCGAATCGCAGAAGCGGCTCGAATACCTGCCGACGCACAGCTTCTACCAGGTGCTGTCCGCGGATGTCGCGAACAAGCACGGGTTCAACACGCACGGCGTCATCTTCGACGAGCTGCACACGCAGCCGAACCGCAAGCTCTTCGACGTCATGACCAAGGGATCCGGCGACGCGAGGATGCAGCCCTTGTTCTTCCTCATCACCACCGCCGGGAACGACACGCACTCCATCTGCTACGAGCAGCATGAGAAGGCGCTCGACATCATGAACGGCAGGAAGCACGATCCGACCTTCTACCCGGTCATCTTCGGAGCGGACGAGTCCGAGGACTGGACGGACCCGGAGGTCTGGAGGAAGGCGAACCCGAGCCTGGGCATCACGGTCGGCATCGACAAGGTCAAGGCGGCCTGCGAGAGCGCGAAGCAGAACCCCGGCGAGGAGAACGCCTTCCGGCAGCTCCGCCTCAACCAGTGGGTGAAGCAGTCCGTCCGCTGGATGCCGATGGACAAATGGGACGCCTGCGACTATCCGGTGAACGAGGACGACCTTGAGGGCCGCGTCTGCTACGGAGGGCTCGACCTTTCCAGCACGACCGACATCACCGCCTTCGTCCTCGTGTTCCCTCCGCAGGACGAGGACGACAGGTATGCGATCCTCCCGTACTTCTGGGTTCCCGAGGACACGCTCGACCTCCGGGTCCGCCGCGACCACGTCCCCTACGACCTGTGGGAGAAACAGGGCGTCATCCAGACCACGGAGGGGAACGTCATCCACTACGGCTATATCGAGAAGTTCATCGAACGCCTCGGCGAGCGGTTCAACATCCGCGAGATCGCCTTCGACCGGTGGGGAGCCGTCCAGATGGTGCAGAACCTCGAAGGCATGGGCTTCACCGTCGTCCCGTTCGGACAGGGCTTCAAGGACATGAGCCCGCCCACCAAGGAGCTCATGAAGCTCGTCCTTGAGAAGCGCATCGCGCACGGCGGGCATCCGGTCCTCCGCTGGATGATGGACAACATCTACATCCGCACCGACCCCGCCGGGAACATCAAGGCCGACAAGGAGAAATCCACGGAGAAGATCGACGGCGCGATCGCCACCATCATGGCCCTCGACCGCGCGATCCGCATGGGTAACGACAATGCCGAGTCCGTCTATGACAGCCGCGGCATTCTTTTTATCTGAAACACACGGAGGACAAGCCCATGGGCATATTCAAGGGAATATTCAAAAGCCGCGACAAGCCAAAGGACTCCACCGCCGCAAGCAGCTACCGCTTCTTCTTCGGAGGCACCACCTCCGGCAAGACGGTGACGGAACGCTCCGCCATGCAGATGACAGCGGTCTACTCCTGCGTCCGGATCCTGTCCGAGGCGATCGCGGGACTCCCGCTGCACCTGTACCGCTACACGGAAAACGGCAGCAAGGAGAAAGCCATCGACCACCCGCTCTACGAGCTTTTGCATGACGAGCCGAACCCCGAGATGACGAGCTTCGTCTTGCGGGAAACGCTCATGACGCACCTGCTCCTGTGGGGCAACGCCTACGCGCAGATCATCCGAAACGGCAAAGGCGAGGTCATAGCGCTCTACCCGCTCATGCCAAACCGCATGACCGTCGACCGGGACGAGAACGGGCACCTCTACTACGAATACCAGACCTCGCAGGACGAGGCTCACACGATGAACGGGAGCCTCGTCAGGCTCTCACCTTACGACGTGCTCCACATCCCCGGTCTCGGCTTCGACGGGCTCGTCGGCTACTCGCCCATCGCGATGGCCAAAAACTCGATCGGCATGTCGATCGCCTGCGAGGAGTACGGCGCGAAGTTCTTCGCAAACGGCGCGACGCCCGGCGGAATCCTCGAACACCCCGGCGTGGTGAAGGACCCGGAAAGGGTCCGGGAAAGCTGGAACACGGCCTTCGGCGGCTCCGCCAACTCCAACAAAGTGGCGGTCCTCGAGGAAGGCATGAAATACACACCGATCAGCATCAGCCCGGAGCAGGCACAGTTCCTCGAGACACGGAAATTCCAGATCGACGAGATCGCGAGGATCTTCCGCATCCCGCCCCACATGATCGGCGACCTTGAGAAAAGCTCGTTCAGCAACATCGAGCAGCAGTCCCTGGAATTCGTGAAATACACGCTCGACCCGTGGGTCTCCCGCTGGGAGCAGTCCATGCGGAGGGCGCTCCTCCGCCCCGAGGAGAAGAAGGAATACTTCTTCAAATTCAACGTGGACGGGCTTCTCAGAGGCGACTACCAGAGCCGCATGAACGGATACGCCACCGCACGCCAGAACGGATGGATGTCTGCGAACGACATCCGCGAGCTCGAAAACCTCGACCGCATCCCGGCCGAGGAAGGCGGGGACCTGTACCTCATCAACGGCAACATGACCAAGCTCGAGGACGCCGGGATCTTCGCCGCCACGGCACCGCAGGAAACTGAGGAACCCGACAGAACACAGGAAGAACAGACAGAAGAACCACAGGAACAATCGGAGTCCGATAACCGGCTCCGGGGAAGGAGGAAAACCCTATGACAAGAAAATTCTGGCGATGGGCGCGAAACGAGACCCCGGACGGCTTCGGATCCGACCGCACGCTCTACCTCGACGGAGAAATCTCCGATGAGACCTGGTACGGCGACGAGATCACCCCACGGGCCTTCAAGGACGAGCTCAACTCCGGCAAGGGCGACATCACCCTCTGGATCAACTCGCCAGGCGGGGACGTCTTCGCAGCCGCGCAGATCTACAACATGCTGATGGACTACCCGTACGACGTGACCGTCAAGATCGACGCGCTCGCGGCATCCGCGGCATCCGTCATCGCGATGGCCGGTACAAGGGTCTGCATGAGCCCCGTCGCGATGCTCATGGTGCACAACCCCGCGACCATCGCGATCGGCGACAGCGAGGAGATGCAGAAAGCCATCGACATGCTTTCCGAGGTCAAGGAAAGCATCATGAACGCCTACGAGCTCAAGTCCGGGCTGTCCCGGAACAAGATCTCGAAGCTCATGGACGCCGAGACCTGGATGAACGCCAGGGAAGCGAAGAAGCTCGGATTCGCGGACGAGATCCTCTTCTCGGACGGCACCGGGCCAGCCGAGGAGGACGACACGGAGATCGGGATGCTCTTCTCACGGAAGGCCGTCACCGACTCGCTTCTCTCCAGGCTCATCCCGAAGCGCGCACCCGCGCAGAAAGACACGAAACCGGCCATCAAGGCCGCAGATCTACAGAAGCGCCTGTCGCTTCTCAGCCACTGAAACGAAACGGAGGAATCAGAAATGACCAAGATCATGGACCTTATGGAAAAAAGAGCCAAGGCGTGGGACGCCGCGAAGAACTTCCTCGACACCCACTCCACGGGCGGCGGCAACGTGTCCGCGGAGGACGCCGCCACCTATGACAGGATGGAAAAGGAGGTCACCGACCTCACGCACGACATCGAACGCCTGCAGCGCCAGGAGCAGATCGACAGGATGCTCTCCCAGCCGACCTCCGCGCCGCTCACCGGGAAACCGGGAGCAAAGGACGAGCCGGACGACAAGCCGGGCATCGCGTCCAAGGCGTACAAGACGGCGTTCTGGGATTCCATCCGCAAGCGCAACTGGTACGACGTCAAGAACGTCCTCGAGGCCGGGACCGACGCGAACGGCGGCTACCTCGTCCCGGACGAATACGAGAGGCAGCTCGTGCAGGCGCTGACCGACGAGAACTTCTTCCGCTCCATCGCCCACGTCATCCAGACCGACAGCGGCACGCACACCATCCCGATCGTCGCATCCCACGGGACGGCGAGCTGGATGGAGGAGAACGGCCTGTATCCGGAATCCGACGAGACCTTCGACCAGATCACGCTGTCCGCGTACAAGCTCGGCACCGCCATCAAGGTGTCCGAGGAGCTGATGAACGACTCCGTCTTCGACCTCGAGAGCTACATCTCCACCGAGTTCGCACGCCGAATCGGTGCCGCCGAGGAGGAGGCGTTCCTCGTCGGCGACGGCCAGAAGAAGCCGGAGGGCGTCTTCACCAAGGTCAAGGCGACCGACGGGGCGACCACGGAGATCGCGAACACGAGCCTCACCTTCGACCAGATCATGGACGTGTTCCACTCCCTGAGAAGCGTGTACCGCAACCGCGCGGTGTGGATCCTGAACGACTCCACCGTCAAGGCGCTGCGCAAGATCAAGGACGGCAACGGGAACTACATCTGGCAGCCGAGCGTGGTCGCAGGCCAGCCGGACACCATCCTCAACCGCCCGTACAGGACGAGCATCTACGCGCCGGAACTGGCGGCCGGGAACGTGCCGATCCTGTTCGGCGACTTCTCCTACTACTGGATCGCCGACCGCCAGGGACGCTCCTTCAAGCGCCTGTCCGAGCTGTACGCGGCTAACGGGCAGATCGGCTTCCTCGCCTCCGAAAGGGTCGACGGCAAGCTCATCCTGCCGGAGGCCGTGCGCGGCCTTTCCGTCAAGGCATCCGCCTGATCCGCGTGCTGACCATCACACGGGCATCTCCGGTTCTCCCGGAGGTGTCCGTCTTTTTTATGGAGGTGCCTTATGGAAGTGACGCTTGACGAAGCGAAAACCTATCTCAGGGTCAGTTCCTCCGACGAGGACGAGCTGATCACACATCTCATCGCATCCGCAACAGGCATCGTGCAGGACATCGCCCGTTTCCCCGACGAGGAACGGGAGGCGAGCGAGGAAAGGATCCTCATCCGCATGCGCATCGCCATCCTCTACACCGTGGCGTACCTCTACGAGCACCGGGAGGAGGCGGACCACAACCAGCTGAACCTCACGCTCCGCGCGCTGCTCTTCGGCGTCAGGAAGGAGGGCTTCTGATGAACATCGCCGCGCTCCGCGTCCCCGTGACCTTCCAGAAGAACACGGTCACGGTCGACAAATACGGGAACCACATCTCGGCATGGACGGACTACTTCACGTGCCATGCCACCATCGGCACGCAGACCGGCACCGAGTCGAGCGGCGAGATCATCAGCCCCGAGGAGTCCCTCGACTTCACCTGCCGCTGGTGCTCCGAGCTCGCCGTGGTCGAATCCACGAAATACCGGATCCTCGCCGAGGGCAAGACCTACAACATCACCTACGTGAACCCGATGGGATACAAACGCAACTCGATCAAATTCAACTGCAGGCTGGAGAAGGACACATGAGCAGGAACACATCGATCGACGACATGGACTCCGCCATCATGACGGAGCTCGGGAAATACGCGGACCTCGCGGCGGACGACCTGAAGGACGCCGTGAAGGAAACGGCGAAATCCGTCCGCAAGGACATCCAAGACAACGCCCCGGTGGACACGGGGAAATACAAGAAATCGTGGTCCGTGAAGAACGTCCACGAGGACTCCGAATCCATCGACCTCGTCGTGCACTCGAGGAACCGCTACCAGATCGCCCACCTGCTCGAACACGGGCACGCCAAGCGAGGCGGCGGAAGGGTCGCCGCACGGCCCCACATCGCAAGCGCCGAGCAGCGCGGCAGCGAGAAGCTCGCCGAGACCATCGAAAGCAAGCTGAAAGGATGACATCCCATGACATTCGAGGAAACAAAAGCGATGATCGAGGAGACCGGGCTCCCCGTCGCCTACGACCACTTCGCCGAAGGCGAGTCCCCGGACCCGCCCTTCATCTGCTTCCTTTTCCCGGGAAGCGACAACCTGTTCGCGGACAACACGGTCTTCCAGAAGATCGACGAACTCAACGTCGAGCTCTACACGGACAGGAAGGATCCCGATATGGAAACCCGGATCGAGGACATCCTCGCCGCGCACGAGCTCCCCTTCGAGAAATCGGAGGTGTGGATCGCGGAGGAACGGATGTACGAGGTCCTGTACCAGACACAGATCATAGGAGGTTAACAGATATGGCTAACAAGAAAAACAAGGTCAAGTTCGGCCTCAAGAACTGCCACTACGCGATCGCGACGCTCGCCGAGGACGGCACGGCCACGTTTGGCACGCCCGTCGCCATGCCCGGCGCGGTATCGCTCTCCCTTGACGCGGAGGGCGACAACGACCCGTTCTACGCGGACGACTCCGTGTACTACATGGTCTCGAACAACAACGGGTATTCCGGCGACTTCGAGCTCGCCCTCATCCCGGAGAGCTTCCTCACGGACGTGATGCACGAGACGGAGGACGCCAATGGCGTCATCGCCGAGAACAAGGACGTGGAGCCGGAGCATTTCGCGCTCCTTTTCGAGTTCTCCGGCGACCAGCGGAAGATCCGCCACTGCATGTACTACTGCTCGGCGATCCGCCCGTCCGTGTCCGGCTCCACGAAGGAGGACTCCACGGAGGTGCAGACGGAGACCCTCTCCCTCACCGTGTCCCCGCTTCCGTCCGGACTCGTGAAGGTCAAGACCGGCACGAACACTACCGACGCGGTGTACAACGCATGGTACGACAAGGTCTACGAGCCTTCGGCAAGTGCAACGGCATCCTCGTCCACGAGCGGCACAAGTGAGTGAGGTGAACGGTTATGGCAGTGACAAAGACCATCGACCTTGACGGCAGACAGGTGACGTTCCGCGCGTCCGCCGCGATCCCGAGACTCTACAGGAACAAGTTCCACAGGGACATCTACCGCGACCTGAACGAACTGCAGAAAGGCATCGACGAAAACGACGCCGAAAACTCCAGCCTCGACACGTTCAGTCTCGAACTGTTCGAGAACATCGCGTGGCTCATGGCGAAGCACGCGGACAAGACCGTTCCGGACACTCCGGAGGAATGGCTGGACGAGTTCGGCACGTTCTCGATCTACGAGATCCTGCCGCAGATCATCGAGCTGTGGGGGCTCAACACGGAGCAGGAGGTGGCCGTTAAAAAAAACGGCATGCGACAGAACGGGAAATGACGACCCCGCTCTTCCTGCTCCGCTGCGTGCAGATCGGGCTTTCCATCTCCGAGCTCGACCTCCTGACGATCGGCACCGTCAACGACATGTACGCGGAGATGAGCAACGACGACTGGGACTACCCGGAAATCGCGACACAGGAAATGATGGACAGATTCTAAGGAAGGAGGCAGCGTATGGCTGACAGAATCAAAGGCATCACAGTCGAGATCGGCGGCGATACGACCGGCCTCTCGAAGGCGCTGTCCGGCGTCAACAAGGAAATCCGAAGCACCCAGTCCCAGCTCAAGGACGTGAACAAGCTCCTCAAGCTCGACCCGACCAACTCCGAGCTCATCGCCCAGAAGCAGAAACTCCTCTCACAGGCGGTGGCGGAGACCAAGGACAAGCTCACACAGCTCAAGTCCGTGCAGGACCAGATGGACGAGGGCCTCAAAAGCGGCAGCGTCACACAGGAGCAGTACGACGCATGGCAGCGCGAGATCATCGCCACCGAACAGGAACTCAAGAACCTCGAAAAGGAAGCGAAGAACACCGACTCCTCCATCTCCGCAACCCTGAAAGAGACCGGCTCCAAGATGCAGGAGGTCGGCGGCAAGATCAGCGGAGTCGGAGAATCCCTCTCCAAGGGTGTGACCGCGCCCATCGCCGCCATCGGCGCGGCCTCCCTTGCCGCGTTCGGCGAGGTGGATTCCGGCCTCGACATCGTGACGCAGAAAACCGGCGCGTCCGGGCAGGCGCTCGAAGAGATGCAGCAGAGCGTCAAGAACCTCGCGACCCGGATCCCTACGGATTTTGAAACTGCGGGCGCCGCCGTCGGCGAAGTCAACACGAGGTTCGGGCTCACCGGGCAGGCGCTCGAGGACCTGTCCGGAAAGTTCATCAAGTTCGCGCAGCTCAACGACACGGACGTGTCCACCTCCGTCGACAACGTCTCCTCCGTCCTGAACGCCTTCGGGCAGTCCACGGACGACGCGGGCGACCTCCTCGACGCGCTCAACACCACCGGGCAGGCGACCGGAATCTCCATGGACACGCTGGCGAACGACCTGTCCCAGAACGCCGCGCAGTTCAAGGAGATGGGACTCACCGCCCAGCAGGCCGCCGGATTCATGGGCATGGTCGAGATGTCCGGCCTTGACACTTCCACCGCGATGGCCGGTCTCAAGAAGGCCATGAAGAACGCTGCGGACGACGGCATGACCCTCGACGACGCGCTCAAGGGCTTCTCCGACACGATGAACTCCAACAAATCGGACACCGAGAAGCTGCAGGCAGCCTACGACCTGTTCGGAAGCAAGGCGGGCGCGTCCATCTACAACGCCGTGCAGAGCGGGAAACTCAACCTCGGCGACCTGTCCGGCACGCTCGGCGACTTCTCCGGCAGCGTGGAGAACACCTTCAGCGAGACGCTCGACCCGATCGACCAGTTCCAGATGACCCTGAACTCCCTGAAGGAAGTCGGGGCGGACATCGGAAACAGCCTCGCGACCGTCCTCCAGCCCGTCCTGCAGGACATGTCCGCAGCGCTCCAGAGGTTCGCGGACGTCTGGAACACCATCCCCGGCCCCGTTCAGGAGACCATCGTGAAGATCGCGCTCGTCGCCGCGGCCGTGGGGCCCGTGCTCATCATCGTCGGAAAGCTGATCACATCGGTGGGGACGATCCTCACCGTCATCCCGAAGGTCACCTCGGCGATCACCGCGGTGAAGACCGTCATGACCGGGCTCAACGCGACCATGGCCGCGAACCCGATCGGCCTCGTCATCACAGCCATCGGTCTTCTCGTCGCCGCGTTCCTCTACCTGTGGAACAACTGCGAGAGCTTCCGGGACTTCTGGACCGGCCTCTGGGACAACATCAAGCAGGTCGCTGTCACGGTGTTCACCGCGATCAAGGACTTCTTCACGACGATCTGGACGGCGATCACCAGCGTGTTCACCACCGCCCTGAACGGGATCAGCACTTTTATATCCGGCGCATGGAACGGCATCAAGACGGTTGTCGAGACGGTCATGAACGCCATCAGCACCGTGATCCAGACCATCTGGAACGGCATCACGTCGTTCCTCACGACCATATTCACGGCGATCCAGACCGTGGTGACGGCCTACTTCAACATCTACAAGACCGTCATCACCACCGTTCTCACCGCCATCCAGACCGTGGTCAGCACCATCTGGAACGCGATCAGGACCGTGATCACCACCGTCGCGGGCGCGATCGGCACCGCCGTTTCCACGGCATGGAACGCCATCTGGACCGCGACCAGCACCATCCTCTATGGCGTGAAGTCCGTCGTGACCTCGATCTGGAACGGCATCAAGTCGGCCGTGATGGCTGTCGTGAACACGATGAAGAGCGGCATCACCGGAGCGTTCAATACGATCAAGAGCACGATCTCCGGGATCCTGAACGGCATCAAGGGCACGTTCTCCTCCGTGTTCAACGGCATCTGGAGCTTCGTTTCCGGGATCGTCGGAAAGCTCGAGAATGTCTTCAACTTCAAATGGAGCCTGCCGAAGATCAAGCTCCCGCACTTCTCCATAACCGGCAGCTTCAGCCTGAACCCGCCGAGCATCCCGCACTTCTCCGTCTCCTGGTACAAGAAGGCGATGGAAGGCGGCATGATCCTGAAGGACGCGACGATCTTCGGACAGTCGAACGGCACGCTCCTTGGCGGAGGCGAGGCCGGGGACGAGGCCGTCGTCGGCACAGGATCGCTTCGCTCCATGATCCGCGACGCCGTGAGCGATGCCTCCACGGGCAACAACGGCCCGCTCATCAACATCGAGACGATGAGCGTCAGGAACGACGACGACATACGCAGAATCTCCCAGCAGCTCAACACCCTGCTCGTGGGAAGCCGCCGCGCGAAAGGAACGGTGATCTAAATGGGATTCAGATTCAACGGACGGACATCCCAGAGCTTCGGCCTCGCCACACGGCAGACGAAGGAAAACAGGATGCCGGACTTCACCAACAACACGGTCACCGTCCCGGGACGCGAGGGCGTGTTCGACTTCGGCGAGACCATCGGCGAACGCAAGATCGAGATCTCCTGCTTCATCCCGCCGGGCAGATCCGACGAGGAGTTCCTCGCCCGGAAGGACGAGATCATCGCATGGCTGAACCCGGACAACGGCCTCAAGGACCTCATCCTCGACAAAGAGCCCGGACGCGTGTACCGGGCAAGGCTCGAAGGCGGCTTCTCCTTCGACAAGGCCGTGCGGAACTCCTGCACCTTCGACCTCACGTTCCTGTGCCCCGACCCGTACGCCTACGCCGAGGCGGACGAGACCTACGAGTTCACCGAGCCCGGCACCTTCACGGTGAGCCGGAGCCTCGGGAACGCGGACTCCCTCCCGGTCTACTCCCTCACGGCGGAGCTCACGAAGGAAACGAAAGCCGTCATCACCACCAACGGCAACGCGCTCGAAATAAGCGGAAGGCTCACCAAGGACGAGATCCTCGTGATCGACTCCTCGCTCATGACGGCAAAGGTCACGGACACGGATGGCAACACGCTCCGAAACGGCCTGCCGCTCGTCAACAGCCTGGACTTCCCGGAGTTAAAAGCCGGGGAGAACACGCTCGCGGTCGACGCGGACATCAGCACGACAAAGGCCGTGAAGAAGCTCAGCACGCAGGACGCGTTCACCGGGCAGGTGCCATCCTCATGGGGCGCGGACGGCCTGTGGCGGTTCAACGAATCCGAACCGGACTCATCCACGAGCCTCACGGACTCATCCGGCAAGGGGCGCAGCGCCGTGATCAGCGGCTGGAGCGGTACGACCGCAAGCCTCCCGGCCGGGCACCTCGGACGGTCCTTCCGTATGAACATCAACGACCCGCCGACCGAGAAGACCTACCTCAAGGTCACGAACGACGGCACGATCTTCCAGACGCTCGGCGAAACGATCGCCGTCGGCGGATGGTTCATGCCGACCACCTACTCGGTCGGAAACACGTTCTGCCCGCTCTTCAACACGCGCTACGGCCCGGGCCAGCCGATCCTCTACCTGTCGCTCCTGTCCGGAAAACCGAGGATCATGCTCTACGATTCGACCGGCACGCTGATCCTCGACAAATCCGTGACGCCGTCCTTCACGCTGGAGAACGCCGCCTGGTATTTCATCGCCTGCCTCATCAAGCCGGTCGCCAAGACCGCCCAGTACATCCTCGGCAGCCGGAGCACCGGCACGGTCTGGCAGTCCGACGTCCTCGGCTTCACCGGGACGCTCAACGCGTCCTGCACGGCGGACCTCGTCTGGGGCATGCACGCCGACTCCTACTGGTACGCGGGGAACTTCGACGACTGGTTCCTCGACTGCGACTCCGACCTCACCGCGGACGACATCTCCCTGTGGTTCAGGGAATCCCTGTCCGCGAACGCCGCCGACTCCGACGCCAGCGTGGACGGGCTCACGACCGAAAACGCCGTGACCCTGAAAGCCACGAGCGGCGCATACCCATCGTCCGGGACGCTCACCACCGCGGCCGTCACCTACGGGATCGAAGGCACCTGCCTTGTCTCCGTGGACGCGGACCTGCCGGACGGGACCGGGATCAGCATCGAGACCTCGACATCGGACGACCTCATGGCGTGGAGTGACTGGGCGGCGACCGGGGATGACGGAAGCGTCAAGTCCGCGGCGGGACAGTACATCCGCTTCCGGCTCACGCTCGCGACGACCGACACATCCACGACGCCGACCCTCAGAAGCATCAGCCTCTCCGTGCCGGGGGAATCGGCGTTCAGGAAACTCGTCATCAACGCGCACAGCAGATGGAGGTGACAGGAATGTCAGACCAGACAAGCCTTGTCGTCATGGACAAGGACGACAACACGGAGGCCGTGCTCGAAAACGCCTACGACATCATCGTCACCGGCGAGATCAACGGCATCGACACGCTCGAATTCAACCTCCCGTTCCGCGACGGCAAACGGCGGCATCTCGAAAACGAGAAACAGGTCTCCGTCGGCGGCGACACCTACCGCATCCGCACGATCACGGACGAGAAGAACGAGCAGGGTACCGCCATCACCTCCGTGTACGCCGAGGCCGCGTTCTACGACCTCGGGTTCTCCGTGAAGAAAACGGAGCAGACCTTCAACGCGGACACGGCGGACGTCCCGATGGCCTACGCGCTGCAGGACACCGGCTGGGCGCTCGGGACCGTCAACATCCGCACGAAACGCACCTGGACATCCACGGAGAAAAACGCCCTCGCGATCCTCCGGAAGGTGCAGGACCTCCACGGAGGCGACCTCATCTTCGACAACAAAAACAGGACCGTGAGCCTTCTGACCTTCAGCGGCACGGACTCCGGCGCGCTCTTCTGCTACAGGAAGAACATGAAGTCCATCAAGCGCGTCATCGACACACAGAGCCTCATCACACGGCTCTACGCCTACGGCAAGGACGGCATGACCTTCGCGTCCATCAACGACGGCAAGGAGTACGTCGAGGACACCACGTACACGGACGAGATCCGCATATCCACGCTCGACTGCTCGAACTTCACGAACCCGTACCAGATGCTGGAATACGCCAACATGCGCCTCGCCGACTACGCAAGCCCGCGCATCTCCTACGTCCTGAACGCGATGGACCTCTCCGTCCTCACCGGCTACGGGCACGAGACATGGAAGCTCGGCGACATCGTGACCGTGAAGGACGACGAGCTGGACCTTTCCATCAAGACAAGGATCGTGCGCCGGGAGTACAACCTGCGCGAACCGTGGAACACCGTCCTCGAACTGTCGACCACCCTCCGGGAGCTCGGCGACTCCTCCTCACAGTGGGATGCCGCCGCCGACACGTTAGCCGGTGCGAACCTCGTCGACAGCCAGGAGATGAAGGACCTTGTCCCGTTCAACCATCTGAGAAACTCAAGAGCCGACTCAGGATTTTCTTACTGGGAGAATTCCGGATTCGAGGTGGATACGGAAAACGGCGTCTCCGGAACCGCATCCTTCAAATGCGAAGGTGTTCTCAATACGACAAAGAGCCTGACGCAGACCGTCACTCCGGCAAACCGCGACAGCTATACCTTCTCCTGCCAGATCGCGTCCGAGGATTTATCTATGGGCGACAACGGCCAGGTCGGTATCGAGGTGACATTCGAATATGAGGATGGTACGACCGAGACTCGGTTCATTGACCTGATTTGAGGAGGTATTCAGATGGCTTCTTTTAATCATATGGCGCAAGCGGTTTCTCCGCAAAATGGACGCGTGAAGAAAATCCGCATCCGCGTCTGCGTGACGGACTGCACCGGCACAATTTACATCACGGATATGTTCCTGCAGGGCGGCTCTATCGCGACCGGCTGGGTGGGACATGTCAGCGAGATTCAGTGGACGCAGGACGGTGACTGATTATGCCGATATTCACAAGATTCACGGAGACAATCGATAAGAAAGAGGATAAGCGGATCGTGAGCGTCACCGTAAAGCCTGTGGTCACCGACTGCACCGGGACATTCTGGTTTACAGACCTCATGCTGCAGGAAGGCGCGATGCTTTCCGGGTATGTCATCAATACCGAGACCTTGCAAAAGAAGTATGCGACCGGCGATGAATACGCTGTTTCCGGGAAGCGGTTCTTCAACGGTATCGTCAGAGGGAGCGCCACCTGCATTATTTTTAATCTCGGCAAGACCTCGACCGGACTTGACTGGAAAATCTATCCGAATCAGAACATGAAATCCGGAAGCGTTTCCCTTGCCCTCGGTGCAGGAGCGCATAAGGCGACGTTCACGGATGCTGCAAATGCCGGTGATGAATTATCCCTTCTCGCATCAACCCGGCAGTGCTTAAAGAATGGCTCGGCAACCTCGAAGGACGGGTTCTTCCAGTACTCCGCAGCCGGAGATAGCAAGCATCCTGTTGCAGTCGAGGAGAAGAAATCGGCGAGGCTGTATGTGGAGTTTCAGGAGATGGAGGACGGTGATGTGATATGAGTCTGGATATCTTAAAAGGCCGCAAATGCATGGTCTGGACGTTCATGGGAAACGCCCGGATGTACACTGCTCTTAAGAATTACGGAGACCGCCTCTCGCAGGTAGGTCTCTTTTCTTTTAAGGTGGACGCTACAGGGACGATTACCGAGAGCGGTGTAGCCATATCCGACATGCTGACGTACATCAACAAGTATCCGCGCATCACGTGGCTGCTGACCGTCCGCAACGACGGAACCTCGAGCGTGTTCACAGCCCTTCGCGAGAACACCGACGGTGCGCAGGACAAGTTCCTCACCGAGCTCGTGCGGATCATGGAGAAGTATCCGTGGTGCGCGGGAGTCGACATCGACCTCGAGCGCGGCGGCGACTATTCCACGCACGCCAAGTCAACGGCGATGTTCCGCAACATCTGGAACACGGTCAAAGCCTACGACGGCACGAAGAAGGTCAACATCTGCCTGCCCGGCATGGATTCCATCAATGGCTCGGTCGGCGGCGAGAACTGGTGCGTATACGCTGACCTGAACGCGTACTGCGATACGGCGGCCATCATGAGTTATGGAATGGCGTGGGCTGGGAGCGCTCCGGGTCCGGTATCTCCAAAGGACTGGCTCGACGGCATCTACGACTACGCAGTCAAAGCAATGACGCCGGGAAAGGTGTTCATGGGACTTCCGGCATACGGCTGGAACTGGCAGATTTACGATACGCCGGAAAACCTCGGCAACACATATCGAGGAGTATCCAACACCTACTACGCCGCCAAGAACTGGATGACGGGAAAGTACAACTTCACGGACGACGCAGCTCCGCAGCCGTTTATCCCGATTCTCGCGTACTGGGACGACTACAACAAGGTGCCGTACGCCTTCCCGCAGGTCTACGACTTCGCTGAAGGTCAGGACGCAAGCAGCTACAACTACCCGCTGATGGCCGGAACCTACAACCGCAGGCGCTATCTCACCGCCTACAGCAAGATGCAAAAGACCTCGTTCGGAACGGTCTATGTAGATCATGACGGCACGCCGGACAGCTATACCGGCATCGTATCATCGAAGAACGGCGTCGCGGTCATGGGTGACGAAGGAGAAGCGACCTACACCTTCTCCGTTTCAAGCTCCGGAACATACGACATTGCCGTCCGGCTCTGCTATCCATTCTGGGACAAGAACGGAATATATGTCAGCATTGACGGGACGCAGAAGCATTTCACCGAGTCGCGGCTCTGGTGGCCGTACTGGCGCAGCACCTTCTGGGCTTCGCTCGCGGACGGCATCAGCCTGTCAGCCGGAACGCACACCATCACGGTATCGGTTGACGTGAAGGGCGTGCAGTTCTACGGATTCCGCGTCTGCTCGGATTTCAGCGAGGAGCCGTCAGCAGGAAGTGCGTCGTTCACGCTTTCTCCCCGCCACTTCATTGATGTGGATGGCAATGAGTGCCAACCTGATAAAGGCTTCAAGCTCACCTGTGAAATGCTGAGAAGGAAACCAGACTCCGCGCTTATCTGGTACGAGGATTTCGAGGATTACGGCATGCTCGAAACGAACTACTGGCAGACGCTGTCCGGCTCATGGAAAGTCTGGCGATCGGACGAGTATTCCGAATCCCGCGTTTATTCCCAACTCGACGGCAGCGGCAAATTTGCATGGAACTACGACGGATTCAAGGACGTTCACCTCCGGGCGCGGCTTGCGTTTCCAGCGGGAAGCACTGGCAAGGCGGGCGTCTTCTGCGGCAGCCTGTTCTGCTGTCTCAACTACAGCAGTCAGGCCGTGGAGCTGTGGAACGGAAGTACAAAGCTCGGAAGCTACTCGCAGTCGATTCAGCAGACGCCGACCGCAAGTCTCCGTACCGATCCAACCACCTACACCGTCGAGATGCGGATTCGCGGCAGCACCGTGCGCGTCTATTCCGGCGCGTCAAATACGCTGCGGTTCACCGCAACGGTCAGCGGATTCTCAGGAGGAACCGCCGGATACCAGTCTGACCAGAGGACGATCTGCGAACTGCTCCGCATGGGCGACGCGTGGACGTACGAGCCATACGAACGCTTCGACGTGACCTTCCCAGACGGCAGCGTCACCCAGTACGGACGCATCAGCCGGAGCAACTGCACATGGGACGACGAATTCCAGGTGTTCACGCTCACCTCGGATGTTGAGGAATCCACTACAAGAAGCGAATCCATCTCAATGGACTACGAATTCTACCACTCGGCACAGCTCGACCTCGAATGCGGGAAGGACTACACGGTGACGATCACGCCGAAGGACATCGACATCTGGATCTCGCGGCTTTTCCTCGGAGACGCGGACGGATTTTCCATTCTCTACTATCAGGACGTGGATTCGCTCGTCTACTGGGCGAATCAGGCGGCGTACCACTGGGGACTTCGCGGCATCGCGATCTGGTCGCTCGGGCAGGAGGATTTAAGGCTCTGGGAGGCATTGCCGAAACAGACCGACACCTCATAACTTCATAAATCACAGAGTTTTTTCAAGGCTGTCAGCGTACCACTGGCGGCCTTTCATTTTGCTCAAAATCAAAGGAGGGACATTTTGATGAAGGAATTCTGGAACACCATACAGCTCATTTTCGCGGCCATCGGAGGATGGCTCGGCTACTTTCTCGGAGGATGCGACGGGCTTCTTATCGCGCTGATCATCTTCGTGGTCTGCGACTACATTACCGGCGTGCTCTGCGCCATCGCGGACAAGAAGCTCTCGTCTGCAGTTGGATTCAAAGGAATCTGCAGGAAAGTCTTGATCTTCATTCTGGTCGGCATCGCCAACATCCTCGACATCCACGTGCTCGGACATGAGGGCGTGCTGAGAACCGCAATCATATTCTTCTACATTTCGAATGAAGGTCTTTCTCTCACTGAGAACGCCGCACATCTCGGACTTCCGATTCCCGGCAAGCTCAAGGATGTGCTTGAACAGCTTCACGACAGAAACGACAAGGAGGAACAGTAATTATGGCTATCAAGGGAATAGACGTATCGGTCTGGCAGGGAAACATCGACTTTGGCAAGGTCAAAGTGTCAGGCATCAATTTTGTGATTATCCGCGCCGGATACGGCAACGGGAACAAGGACAAATGGTTCGATGAGAACTACCGGAAAGCAAAAGCAGCCGGGCTCCACATCGGCGCATACTGGTATTCATACGCCACATCCGCTGACGGTGCGAAGCAGGAAGCGCAGTCCTGCGCCAAGGTGCTCTCAGGCAAGCAGCTTGATTACCCGGTCTACTTCGACATCGAGGAGAAGTCCCAGCTTTCGCGCGGGAAGGATTTCTGCTCATCGCTCATCACGGCGTTCTGCACGGAACTCGAACGGCTCGGCTATTACGCAGGATTCTACACCTCGCTCTCAAGCCTGAACTCCGTGATATCTGACGCCGTGAAAAAGCGGTTCACCGTCTGGGTGGCGCAATGGTCGAGCAAGTGCAGCTACTCCGGCAGCTACGGCGTCTGGCAGTATTCGTCCAAAGGCAAGGTCAATGGAATAAGCGGAAATGTCGACATGGACTATTCCTACATCGACTTCCCGTCGGCAATCAAAAACGGCGGATTCAACGGCTATGGCAAGAGCGCAGCGTCCACCATCACGACGACAGCAAAGAAATCTGTGGATGAGATTGCAGCCGAGGTCATCGCCGGGAAATGGGGCAATGGCTCTGACCGCAAGAACCGCCTGACCGCAGCCGGATATGACTATGCCGCCGTGCAGGCCAAGGTCAACGAGAAGCTCGGCTCTTCCGGTAAGAAATCGACCGCGACTTACTACACGATTCAGAAGGGAGACACGCTCTCCGGCGTCGCGAAAAAGTACGGCACGACCGTTTCCGCAATCCAGAAGCTGAACAGCTCGCTTATAAAGAACGTGAACCTCATCCAGGTCGGATGGCGGATTCGCGTGAAATAACCACATCATCTCCTCTGGCCCACTGGTATTCCTTTATACGGGATTGCCGGTGGGCCTTTTTTCGTTTTCGCTTCGTCAAAACAGGCCTCCAGCCTCCAGTGGAAAGCAGGAGGCGAAACATCATGACGGAGGAAAAGAACTACTACACGGACGAGCGCATCCGCAGTGATCTCGACTATCAGCGGGCGCAGAGGACTGCCAGATGCATGCTTGATTCAGGCCTTATTTCCGATGACGAATTCAACAAATTATGCGACATCAACCGCGAAACTTTCTCTCCCTTGTTTGCGGAAATATATCCGAAAACTGCTTGCTATGTGTCCGAAACAGAGTGATTGATAGACACTGACAAGGAGGCAGGCCAATTGAAGAAAATCACAAGAATCGAACAGGCAAACAGGGGAAAAACAGAGTCAAAGAAGCTGCGTGTTGCCGCCTACTGCCGCGTCTCCACGGACTCGGACGAACAGCTTGAAAGCCTTGAAACACAGAAGACGCACTATGAAAGCTACATCACCTCTCGTGACGACTGGCGGTTCGCCGGGATCTACTACGACGAGGGCATCAGCGGCACCGGCAAATCCAGACGTCCGGAGCTTGAACGGCTCATGCAGGACTGCAAGGCCGGGAAGATCGACATGGTCATCACCAAGAGCATCAGCCGATTCTCACGCAACACCACCGACTGTCTTGAACTCGTCCGAAAGCTCCTCGAGCTGAATATTCCCATCTGGTTCGAAAAGGAAAACATCAACACCGGTTCGATGGAAAGCGAACTGTTCCTCTCCATCCTCTCCAGCATGGCAGCAGACGAATCCCTTTCCATCAGCCTGAACAGCAAATGGAGCATCAAAAAACGGTTCGAGAACGGCACGTTCAAGATAAGCTATCCGCCATACGGCTACGACTGGGACGGCGAGACGATGACCATTAACCCGGAGCAGGCGCAGATTGTCCGCCGTATCTTCTCAGAGACACTTGCCGGAAAGGGTACCGCTGCCATTGCCGCGGAGCTCAACCGGGAGCAGATCCCGACGAAGCGAGGCGGGCGCTGGAGCCCGTCAGGAATCCGCGGGATGATCGCAAACGAGAAATACTGCGGCGACTGCCTTTACCAGAAGACATGGTCGGATTCAGCCTACAAGCGGCACCTGAACCACGGTGAACAAACACAGTACCTGCAGCAGAATCATCACGAGCCGATCGTCAGCCGCGAGGACTGGGAAGCCGCGCAAAAGCTCATCTCGCAGCGGGCTGATGAGAAGAATATCAGCAAGGGCGATGAAAAGTACCAGAACCGCTACGCATTCTCCGGCAGAATCATCTGCGGCGAGTGCGGCGCAACATTCAAGCGGCGCATCAACTACACAACAGACGGAAGCTACGCGGCATGGAGCTGCAAGACGCATCTCGCCGACAAGAGCAAATGCTCCATGCTCTTCATCCGGGACAGCGACCTCAAGCTCGCATTCATGACCATGATGAACAAGCTCATCTTTGTGCACCGGCTGATCCTCAAGCCATATGCGGAAAGTTTGAAGCGGAATTCTACGAGCCAGACACTCAGCCGAATACAGCAGCTTGAAACAAGCCTTGCCGAGAATGCCGACAAACGCAAGACGCTCACGAAGCTCATGGCGCAGGGATTCATCGACCAAGTGATCTACAGCCAGCAAACAGCCGAGCTTCTCTCGCAGGCCGATGGCATTCGAAAACAGATAGACGCCCTGCAGAACACGACAAGCAGTGAAGCCACAGCTCTGATGCATGCAGAGGATCTGCTGCACTTCACCGAGAAAAGCTCGATGCTGGAATACTTCGACGACCGGCTTTTTACACGGTTCGTTGAACGTATTGTCATTCGCTCACGGCACGAGGCAGTATTCCAGCTCAAATGCGGGCTCACGCTCACGGAAAGAATGTGAAAAACATGGGACACACACCATACGGATACAGAATCGAAAACGGCAAAGCGGTCATCGATAAAGAGAAAGCCCAGCAGATAAGAAACCTCTACAAAAACTACCTTGATGGCATGGCGCTTGCCAAGGCTGCACACGAAGCGGGAATCCAGACCTGGCACGGCTCGGCAAAGCGCCTGCTCGAAAACAGACACTACCTCGGAGACGACTACTACCCCGCCATCATCGACCAGCAAACCTACGACAAAGCACAAGCCGAACGCCTGCACCGGGCAGAGAAGCTCGGACGGACGAACAGAAAAAAGCAGTCGCCGGACACACGAAAACCGCCGACCCATTTCAAGCTGGCCGCTCCCGAGCAGGCCTATGACGACACAAAGCAGCAGGCGGAATACCTGTACAGCCTGATTGAAAGTGAGGCGCAGTGA